CATAATAAATCTCCTAAGTTAAATACCTAATAATAACGACACCAGAACCACCGTTAGCACCGTTTAGAAGAGCACCAGAATTTCCGTCACGAGCACCGCCGCCTCCTCCACCGCCTCTATTTGCGGCTCCTGCTGTGGATACAGTTGAACCATCTACACCACCAGTACCACCACCACTAGCACCAGAACCACCAGAATAACCATCTCTACTTCCGCCACCGCCGCCACCAGCGTATGCGACTGAACTTCCACTGTAAGCGAGTGTTAAACCACCGCCACCGTTACCACCAGCTTGATTGCCTGACTGAGATCCAGCGGCACCTTTGCCGCCACCGCCACCGCCACCAGTAGCGCCACTTGAAGCACCACCAGAGTTACCTTGGCCAGAAGTTCCAGAACCACCGCCTCCAGAACCGCCGGCACCACCAGCATTTCCTTGTCCAGCACCATAACCACCACCGTTACAAGTTTGAATTGAACCAAAAACAGTGTTTCCACCTACTACTCCATTATTAGTATCAGTAGTAGCACCAGCACCACCAGCACCGATTGTGATTGTGTAAGTTCCTGCTGATATACTTTGATTGGTTGCGTTGACCATTCCACCGCCTCCACCGCCACCAGCTCTTCTAGAACCACCACCGCCACCACCAGCGACAACTAGATAATCGACACCAGTTAGAGAACCACCATCAACCGTGAAAGTTCCAGATGATGTGAATGTATGAATAGTATAAGCACCAGAGGTAGTTATTGTGCCTCCAGTGATTACCATAACATTAGATAACGCTCTCCATTGACCATTTCTATATTCTTCTGTAACGTCAAGAGTTGAATTATATCTAAGCATTCCATTTGCTGGACTGCCTGGACGTTGTGCAGTTGTTCCAACTGGAACTCTTGCATACTGTGTGCCAGGTAGTGTCAAACCACCAGCACTATCATCCAGTTTCGCTGTGGTGACTGCGTTAGGAGCAATCTTTCCAGAACTGATAGTACCATCGGCAGGAACTACTGAGTTCTCTTCTAGTTGTTTGAATACGACATAGAAGTTAACCCCATTTGCTGGAGCAGCTGACATAGTAAGAGTTGTTCCATTAACGGTATAAGCATCAGTAGGTTCTTGGCGAACATTACCTACGAATACTTCAATATCGTTTGGAGAAGCAACTGCACTACTTAATGTGAATGCTGTTGTACTTCCATTTGCAGTGAAGTCCTGTTTAGTTCTTGAAGAGAAACTAGCATTTGGTGTACTTCCAAGATACGGCATAGTTTAGTCCTTATGTTTTTTCCATAATTCCCATTACAACATCAAGAGAGGAAGCTGTTCCTGCCTTGACTTTGAGAATATCAGATGCTTCCAGAATATATTTCTGTCCAGCAAGTGTTTCCAATGTAGTATTCGCTGGAATACTAACATTCTCTAATAATTGATGTGTTGTAGCTGGACTGGCAGAAGAATCAGTAAATTGAACTTGGACAGTTGCGGCCGCTGTTGTCTTATTAGCGATGGCAAGTCCTAGAACAACCACTTGTGTACTTGCTGGTGCAGTATACAATGTATCATAAGCAGCATGATTTACGTTAGCAAGAGCTGCATTTTTGAAAGTGTTCGCCATTTTATTTTCCTATGTTTATCCTAAAGCAATTGCAAGAGCAGTTGCATCATCCTCTGGGTCAAAGTTCAACTTAGCACGAGTAACTGCTCCATTAGCAACAGTATTTAGTGTGTTAGTTCCATTTAATTGTATAACTTGAATATTCTTTGTTCCTGCTGGTGGAGCTCCAGTGAAAGTAAGCACATCACCTGATACAGTATATGAAAATGAAGAACCAAATCTTTGATATACGTTATCTACAAATACAACAAAGTTTTCAGCTGTAGCAACAGGTGTTCTTGTTAGTGTAAATGCAACCGTAGAACCATCTCCATTAAATTCGTCAAGGTGAGTATTTGAATTAGCAGGTTTTGCAGTAATAAGTTCGTTACCAAGAAAGACAATAGAAACTCTATCTGTATTTGGTATTGCTTCAGAAAACGTAATCTGAGGTTGTCCTGAGATATTACTTGTAGTATATGAGAACTCTGGTTCTTGAACAATACCTTGTAACACTACCAATAAAGAAGAAGGTGGTGCCATGAAATCAAGATTAAAGGTAGTAGCAGTGCCATTACCTAGTATGACTTGTCTATCAAATACACCATAGGAAGGTGTTGCTCCAATATAATCTGACATTATTGTTTTCCTCTAGTCATATTTAGTCTGCGTCTGCAATAGTTAATTCGCCTGCATCAACTTGTCTTTTAATTTCTGCATAGTGAATATTGTCTGGGGTTAAGGGTACGGACATATGTGTATTGTCATCGTCATTTAAAACAATATTAATACAAGAGTTTTCTCCTGTTATAATATCAGTCATGTATTTTGCACTAAGGATTCTCATATCTATAACTCCGCTACCATTAGGGTTCGATGACCAGTACCATTTGTATAAACGCCAACAGCTTGACCTACGCTCATCCCACTACCAGTAGTAAAGTTAATACCACCACCAACAGGACTTAAACCATTAGCAGCGACATTTGAACATGTAAGTGTGCTACCATTATAAACTCTATAATTACTTGCTGCAGCTGTAACGATTGATGGTGTAGTTCTCATCTGTTGTGGAAATGCTACATGAGCAACAGCAATACCACTAGTAGCAGCAGCACCACTTCCAGTAATATAAGGAGAACCAGTAGCTGTAGGAGTAAGATCGCAACAATACCTCTGACAGAGCGCAAGCTCTTCTGCAACTGAACGGTGCTCAAAATCTGTAGCGACATCGCCAATTTCCAACTGAAGTCCAGTAATATGAAATTCATTTGCAGTATTACTTAAAAGATTACCGATTTGATTATCAAAATCTTGTCTAGTGGTTGACCAAGAAGTACTAGCTGCACCAGTATATGTACCAGTTTGACTTCCTGCCAAACTAATGTAAAGATTCAGACCAGCACCATTGTCATTATTAATTGTTGCAGTTTGAGAACCATCAAAAGTAACTGTATGTCGTGTCCAAGTAGTCTGTGTAGTTACAGATGCATTAATAAATTCTGGTGTTCCATCTGATGTTTGTAAACCAACACTTATATTTTGAGATTGGCCCCATGTGCCTACTCTTTTTGCATAAAATGATAGAGTTAATTTTTTAGCACCAGAAGTTCCGTATTCAAGTTTTTGTAAATTTTGAGCTTCTATTGGTTGGTACAAATAAACCCAATCAGATGTACCAGAACGCATAGAGTTATTTGCAGTTGCCATATTTACTTTAAAGAAACTTCCAAACCCAGCTGGCCTATCACCACTAGTTTCTTGACTTACAGTTGCAACGCCAGGTATAGCATTATTCCATCTAAATGACCATCTATCTACTGTTGCATATCCCTCATTATTACCATCAGAGGATGTACGAGCTTCAGCCCTTTGGGCTATCGTAAAACCACCATTGATTAGAAGATTTTTGCTAACACCACCAAGACCAGCAGTTTTTGCTGGTGTGATTGCACCATCAGCAATCTTTGCAGTTGTTACTGCATCATTAGCAATATCAGTTGCAGTAAGAGTTACATCACTATTTAAAAGTTCAGCAAGATTTTTTGAATTACTAGCCATTAGATTTGATACCTCGCCATAATTTCTGAAAGAGCAACTGGAGCAAATGTTAGTGTAAGTGTCACACCACTAATTGAATAGTCACTAGTTGGTTTAAGAGCAATACCGTTATAGAAAATAAATGCACTATTGGTTGTTGCACCAGCAGTACCTAAATTAAATGCCACTGTAGAACCATCACCAGTGAATGTGTCGTACTGAAAGTCTGTACTTCTACGAGCAATTGATCTTATTGTTAAATGTTTTGTTTCAATCTCTGCAGCAGCTTCTGGTGCTGTTGTGAATGTTAGAGTTGTTCCAGAAAGAGTATAGTTTGTTGTTGCCTTCTGAAGAATACCATCAACGAAAACCATAATAGCAGACACATTTGCTGGTTCTTCTGAGAGTGTAAATGCAACTGTTGAACCATCACCAGCAGCCACATCTGTTGTAAATGTTTTTAAGTTTGCAGCAAGTTCAGTTGCACCAACAGAACCAGCTGGTGGTTTCATGTTGACTGTTCCAACGCCTCTGTGTATCATATAAATCGAAGCGGTAGCTGGAACTGCTCCAGCGAATTTTAAAATCTTTGGATTACCATCTGCATCATTGTGAATTGTATATGCAACATCTGGTTCTTGTACCACGTTGTCTAAAACTACATGTATATTTTCTGTATTTCCACCAGGCACTTCTATTGATAATGCAACTGCATTAGCATGAGCAACACCACTAACTGTAATGGTACTCAAGTTAGAACCTAGAAAATCTTCTTTTAGGAACGCTGGGGATACTTTATTTAAGTGTGGTACACCAATATAGTTAGACATATTTTACCCCTTATGTTACATCTTGTAGAATTGATGCAACAACATCTACAGTTGCAGCCGAAGCATATACTTGCACTTTATCGTTTCCGTTTAAAACAACCTTCTGTCCTGATACTACTTTCAACGCCGAACCAACTGGTACTGGTGCATTCTTAACAATGTGGAAACTAGCTGACGCACTACTATCCCTTACTAAGACTGTTACCGTTACAGCAGAAGTTCCTGTGTTTGCAATATCAAGTTCAATAAGAATTGAATTAACGGCAGATGAACCATCATTAGCAGTATAAACATCAGTCGGCGAACTAGAATTAGTACTGATACTTGTTGCAAAAGCATTTTTAAAATTGTTTGCCATTCTATTCTTTTCCTTTTATTTTATTTATAACGATTAACCAAGAGCAACCGCAAGAGCAATACCAAAGCCTTCAGTAGCAATATTACCACCAGATGCTGGTAATGTTAATGAACCACGCATAGTACCAGTGAGATCTGTTATTCCTGAAGATCCTATTGCAAGTTTTCCTGCCGCTTCTATATCGCCAGTAACATCTAGTCCTTCATTAATTTGAATACCACCAGAGTAAACTGTTAGTTTATTAGAATTATTAAATGCAAGATGCACATTATTTTTTGCACCAGCGTCATCACTTTCTAGAAGAATAATATAACCATCTTCTAATAAAATTTGATCGCCAGCATTCGCACCACCAATATCTGTTCCGTCTATCTGAAGAACATCTAAGTCAGTAATAGTATTGATAATTAGATCGCCTGCACCACTGTGTTGTATACGAGAATTTGTTGCATCATGGAATAGTTGTAAATCATCATCGTTACCAAACTTAACTCTAAAATTACTTGGCCCTGTGGAGTCGTTAAAGTCAATAACACTTGGAAATAAAACACTACTCAAAGCAGCATCTATTTCAGTTATTGATTCTGCAATAGTAGATACAGCTGTTCCATTAATAGTAGTTGGAAGAGATGATACATCACCGACATCTGCGCCGAGATTATTAAACTCTACTCTCCACTGTTCAAATGTGGTACTAGCTGGTGCGTTACGATTTGCCATTACTTCTTATCCATTAACTGTATCAACAAAGATTTTATTTCATGCATTTCACACTTTAAAGTATTTATCTCTCTAACCGTGTCTCTTAATTGATCTCGTTCTATTTTTTTATTCTCCATAGATTTCATATATGATTCATAGGTAGAACGATTTGTGTTTATAATAGCTTTACTATTCATGTCTCGTTCTAGTCCTTTGTATCCTTCTACTTTTAATCTATCCATCTTACAACGCCAATGCAATAATTCTTAGGTTTTTAATTCTTGGTACTTCAACTGTTGAAGTTGATTTTAGTTCCAATTTAACAGCAGCAGTTGAATAACTATTCAGTCCACTGATAGTGTATTCTCTCTCAGCAAAGAACGCTGGGTTCTCATCTGGATTATCAGTTCTATCAGGTGTTGCAAGTCTGTATGGAATACTATCGAAATCTCTAATATCCCCTTCTTCTATAATCTTATAATAAACATTAATTGTCGCTGGATCTGGACGATTTGCCTCAAACAATATTTTCAGAGCAGTTGCTGGATTCTCAACTGAAAATCTCTTAGTCATATAGTTTGCAGCGTTTGATGTACCAGTTGGAGCAATACCATCCAAGTATCTTTCGTGTTGTGTTATCACAGCACCACTTGTTGTCTCACTCGCTGGAGCTGGAGTTACTCCAATAGAAGAACCATCACTTGCAACAGCAGTAACAGTAAATGTTGTGTTGTTACTGGAAGTTCCAGATACCGTAATTTCTTTACCAATGTCAAGAGTTAAGAATTCATTCTTAACAGCGGTTACAGAACTGGTAACTGTTCCATTAGTATTGAAAGTCATAGCACCAGTTGAACTAGATGCTATTCTATCATCTAGTGCTGAAACATTAAATGATGAACGTGTGTAGTTACTAATTTTGTTAGTTGTACAACATAGAGATATTCTTTCAGTATCTAAAACTGGTGATAACCATTCACTGGTTGTTGACATATTAGCAGTAATACTTCCAGATGTTCCAGAAACAATATTATTAGTTCTACCACCATTTAGATTTAAGTTTTGATTTAATTCGTTTGCAATCAATTCTCTTTCAGGTGGATAGTAGTTTGAGTTTTCAGATATGAATGTTGCCGCAGACTTTGAATAACCTGTGTCCATACCTGTCCAACGATATGTAATTTCTGTGCCTGGCAATTTAACTTGTGATACTGCAAGTTGCAGAACATCAATAGTAATATTTCTTGTAGCTGTAATACCAGAACCACCAACAAAGTCGTGTGTCAGATTTGCAAGTGTACCACCAACAACATCTGAAGATGCGACAGGAATAGTATATGCATCTAAGTCAACATTTGCAATTGTGTGATCTTTGTTAAAGAACTCTGAGTCAATACCAACAGTAGCACTATTCGCACCATATAAACCATCTGTTATACCTCTGAGTTTAACTTTATCACCAATCTTCATACCATGATTTTTGTGAAGAACCCTGATAACAGCGGAGTTAGTATTTACTTCAAATGGGTTTGTTGGAAGTGATTGTCTAGGAACAATTGAGTTAACAAATGTTGGAACACCAATAGATGTTGTTTGGAACTTAGCACGATAGAGAGTAAACTTCACATCACGATATTGATGTGGTGTCCATGACTGTCCATTCTGTGATAGGAATAATGTTCCTGCCAATGGATTTGCAGAAATCAATCTACCGTCTGCAAGATTTGTTTTACCAACTTCTGAGAAGAATACTCTACATCCTGGCTCATCAACCTTAATCACAATTGCATATTCAGCATCGTCTTTAAGATATACTGGTGAGTCAAACTCAAAAGTTGTTGCAGAAGAAGCATCAGTTGATACATTAATCTCTTCTGGTTTCAGAACTTTTTGTGCAAGTACTTTGTTTGATGGATGTCCATCAACAGTATCAGTCAACTGAACATATACAGGTCGTGTACCAGCGGTTTGGAAGAACAAGTCAACTTTAGTAATGAATGCACCTTCTTCACCTTGGTTAATAAATGTCTGTGCGAGTGGATCATGACCTCTATTTCCTCTTCTTGGAGGTGGAGGTGGTGGATCAGCAACAAACGAACTTGCAATTTGTCTTGTGGAAGTATTAACACCCCCACGAAGTTCTCTACTAACAGTTCTTTCTCTTTGAACTCTGTCACGAACAAACTCTGCTTTTCTTACATTGAGGATTGTTTGTTCTCTCTCTTCTGCGATACCAGTTGCAGAATAAATTCTTTCTGCAGCTGATGTAAACGCACCAGTTGTTTTTTCATTATTGACATTATCAATAAGTCTGAATACTCTTTCACCAGTTCTGAAACGAAGTGCATCTGTGTTTGGAAGATAGAAAACACCACTAAATTGACCAATAGAATTGGTTACTAGATTGGAAGAGTTTGTAAATACTGTTGGGTTGGTTGTTGTTGAAGTACCACCATTAATTTCTGTAATAGTAACTTGGTTAACACCACCACCAAGAGCAGATTTTCTACTTACTGTACCAGTACAAACATCACTTACAGCAAATCCGTTAATTATGTTTGTTGCATATATTTCTCTAATTGATGTATTGCCTGGCCCTTCCATTGCAACGTGACAAGAAGCTTGAAGTCTTTGACAAGAACCACCAGATGAATATGAACTAATTGTACCCAATACACTACCATCAATATTTGTAATTGTAAAGGTGTTTGCTGAAGTATTAACAG